GTGAAATACGCAAGCTGTTGCGTCTGGCGTCGCATGAGCGTGTTGATCGTAACGATGATCTGCTCAACCGGACTGAAGCCGTAAAGGTGGTTCGACCGCATGTTGCGCGGGATATAAATCAGGTCCTTCGTCGTCAGTTGGTTCCAAACGATGCCCTTGATGATTTGCTCATAGGCAGGGGCGGGAGCGGCGGGACGCCGGCCGTTGATGTCGACCAACACCTTGATGGTCGCGCCGTCGACAACGTCGAGGCCAAGCAGCGTATCGCCGCCACGGTTCCAACGGCGCTCGATAGCGGGCGCGTCGATCGCAAGCATGTCTTCAATGAGCGGGCGCAACCACGCGGCGAACGGCGTAACGCCATCCGGCTTGCGGAAAAGCCTCTCGCACTTGCTGACTCGCTCTTCGGCGTCTGTGCGCTTCTTTCGGTTCAGCTTCGGGCGCACCATCCAATTCAGGCGCTCGATTTGGTCCTTGCGGGTTTCGATCGCCAGGCGAACAAGTTCGACGTTGGCGAATGACCGCAACTCAGGAAATTGGAACGGCTCATAAGCGCGCGGAGTCCAGTTGAGGTTCGTCCCTTGCGGGAAGTCCTTTACGCGAAGCGGCTGCGGCGCCGAAGGTATCGGCGGCTCGCCAGGCGAGAAGATCGCCGATGATGGCGCGAACGTTGATTGGAAAAGATCGCGCGCAGTGCTGAGTATCGTTCTAACGCCACCTGTGGGCATAGTTCGCCGTCCCTCTGCCCGTTAGAGGGCCGTAAATGTGATGGCGGCGCGCGGGAATTGAACCCGCACTCCGGGCGCAAGCGCTTCGTGTTACCGCAACACGCCGCCAAACTCAGTCTTGGTATTCGTTGCCCATGATTTTCGCATACTCGACAGAGCCGGGCGCGTAAGTGATCAAGGCCGGTTCCGGCTTTTTCTTCGCCTCGATCGCCTTGACGTTCTGTTTTGACCGGATGGCCTCAAGCAACGCTTCGCCCGGCCCGAATTTGCCGACGAGTCCGTTGAAGGCTTCAGCCGTTGCGTCCACGTCGTCGTCGTGCGTCGACTCAGGGAAGCTCTCAAGCTGCGAAAAGAACCGCTCATTCCACGGCGCGCGCAGAACGATGACGTTGCCGAGCACGCCATGAATAGGATCAGCTTGCGCCGAGAACCCCGAGAAGCGCGTCACCTTGTCGCCGCTCGCGATGGCGAACCTGACATTGTAGCCGGCCAGCAATTTGCGGTAGACCTCTACCTGCGCCTTACCGGCTGCGGCGGGGTCTTGCGGCAAGTGGATGCGAACCGGCCCGTAAGCAAGTTCGTCAGCCTTCGCCGTCTTCAGCACAAGCTGTTCGACCCGCATAGGCGAGCCTTGCAAGAACGTGTGATCGGCGACAATGAATCGGCCATCAGGGCAACGGCCGATCAGCGTTCCGACAGTCCAGTCAGGATCGTTCGATGGCGTCTTCGGCGTCGCCGCGATATCCCAACCGCGCACCAACTTCGTGCCGAGCGGGACAGAGTCGACAAGCTCGCACCAATTGCGCTGAAAATAGAGGCCCGACGAAGGGCGAATTTTCCAGTTGCCGTTGAGAAGGCGCTCGCGTTCGACGCGGTCCATATTCATCAGCTTGGCGCGATAGCCGGGGTCGGCCTCCATCAAGATTTTGTTATCGGACAGAAGCGACGGAATGAACGTAACCGATATCGGCTCGCTGCCGGGATAGTTGACCTTTAATTCCTCTTCGCTATCGCCCCATACGGTGATGTCGCCAACCTTCGCCAGCCATCGCAGAACGCCAGAGCGTTCAGGAATCGCGTATCCGGTATTTTGGTCGATCCACCACGAAATGAATTCCGCCACCCAGCTATCCGAATCCGGGTTGCAGGTCGCGCGGATATACGGGCGGATGCCCTTCACCGTGACGCGGTTCCGAGAAAGCATGTAGAAGAATTGAGCGCGCGTGAAATGCGTTAGCTCGTCTAATCCGAGCATCGGAATCTGAGCGCCTTGATATTTCAGAACGTCCTTGTCGTGCTCAAGGCCGGCAAACGTGATCTTCCCACCGAAACGCTGGCCAGGCTTCACGAAGGTCCACGAAAAGTTATCGAGACGCGGACGCGCGCCGAGAGCGCCATACATGGGAATCGACGTGTCCCACAGGCCGCCCTCTTTCTTCACGTCAGCAAGTGTGCGCCGCAGAACAACGGCGCCGAAGCCGGGCTTATCCTTGTGGCGCGCGGCCTCAAGCAGAAGGGCGTAGGACTTGCCGCCGCCCGCCGCGCCGCCGAAGATGGCTATATCTGCCAGAGATGTCAGAAAGGCTGTCTGCGGCCCCGGTTGCGGCTTCAGGCCGGCCCCCACGCCTGACTCCGGCATAGGGCCAGCTTGCCGACGAATGGGGGCCATGAGATTCAATCTTTTCGGTTGCTACGATCGGGCCACCGCGAGGATGACGCATAGGATCGCGTAGAGGATCGCCACGACGGGGTTGCCGGTGGCGAGAAGAAGGAGGAAGGCGATGGTTTTCATGGCCGGCCCTCAATGACTGCGATGACAAACCGATACGCCAGCCAACAGGCGACCCCGAGCATCGCCAGGCCGCCCATGACGCCGCCGATGAAGCAGCCCATCAGTGCGGCCCCATCCAAGTCACAGGCGGCTCGCCGACAGTCGGCGGCCAGTATCCGGGCAAAGCGTAGGTCTCGCCGAAATAGGGCGATGGCGCTGCCGGTGCGCAGCCGCCGATAGGGCCGCCGTTATTGATGGGCGGGAAGTATGGGCGAGCCTCAAGCGCGGCGACGCGATCCTTGAGCGCAGCAATCTCGCCGGCAAGCCCCGGCCCCTCGAACTCAACCTTGATTGTCTGTTCAGGCAGCGCGGCAACCTCGGCGCGGAGCGGCGCAGGTTCCTTTTCGATGGCGGATTTCAAAAAACTCAGGGCTCCGTCGCTAAACATCACGCCGCCGCCTTGGTTGCCGAAATCGCCGCAGGAATCAGGGTTTTCCGCAGATGCGAGCCGATGCTTTCGGCTTCCATAAGCGTCTTGTGCATGAGCGGGGTAATGCCGCTGTAAATCCACTGCGCACCGCTCTTGAAGCTCACGAAAAGCAAGCGAGCGTCGGCGTCATAGCCGACTGCCTCGACGTTCGATGACGTGACGGGCTGCATGATCATACGAGGATTCCCCTCGCGAGCGCCGGAAAGCGCGGCCATGAAATCCGGCCGCCTGCCTTGCAATAGTCGGCGTATGCGGCGGCGCCGATGACGGCCATGATGATCGCGAACGTTACCGGGTCCATGGAAAGCCTCTCTTGCGGAAATCAGGGCGAAGGAAGCGCCTTCACCTTTCGGGGAGCGACAGAGCCTTCAATCAGCTTCATGTCGTTCTCAGGCGGATCGCGGCCGTTGTCCGGCAGATAAAGCTGAACCGGGCCGCTGATGTTGGTCGTGCCGGCCAGAGCGCCCCCATCGACGCCGCCATGCTCGTTGACGATCGTCTCGCGCCACTTGCCTCGTGTCTTCGTGATCCAGATGGCGGCGGTCACGCCAGCCATGCCGGATTTCGGGTCCATCGCGCGCTTGTAGAGCGCGCCGGCAACGTCGCCGATGACCTTCGAGGTCCCGATCGCAAGCTCATGCTTGTAGTGCTTGCGCATCGTTTTCGGCGTGATGCCAATCTGCGAAGCAATATGCTCTTGCTCGATTCCGAAACCGCTCAAGGCGGTGACGAATCGGCGAGTCTTCTCATCAGGAACGTGTGTAGGGCGGCCACCGGCGCGCATGGTAAAAACCTTTTGTCAGTCGTAAGCGGGCTGGAAGCCGATCAAATAGCTCTTGCCCACCTGAAGCTCGTCTATCGCGAGCGGGTTGGTGATTGTCAGTTGGATCGAACCGGACGGAGTCCAAGCCGACCAGTTGGCGTTTTCTTCGAGGAACTTCCCATCCTCATCGCAATGGGAGATGACAGGGGCCATCGTCACGTTCGCGGCCGGCAGGTCATGCGGGGCGTTCCGCGCGATGTTCGACACATAGAACTTGCAAACGAGCATGGCGGCCCCTCAGTATGGATCGATGCGGTTGGCCGCGACGCGCTTTCCGGCGCGCTCGACAATCAACCGCAGCATGGAAATCAACGCATCAGCCTGGGAAGCCGGGATCACGTCAGCAATGTCGCGCTTCTCGGCGCGGCCAGCCTGATGCAACAGCGAGCCAATCTCGGCCACCTGAATGAACAGCGCATCGTTTGCCATCGGGGGCCTCTTTGTTTTCGTGAAAAATTTTTGCGAGAACTTCGAAACGGGAGGGGGCCTCTTTGCCCGGTAGAAAATTTGGAGGGCAGGCGGCGTCGGGTATTCCGAGCCACCGACTCAATTCGGATCAGCCCGATTTCGGCATGTTCCCTATATGTTCACGCTTCGTTCGCGTCTGTTCTCGCTTCAATCACGCTATGTTCTCAACACGCCGGATATGATTGACCTGGTGAGCGAGGTGCGTCCGATAGGTCGAATCTCAATAGGGCTTGGTCTACTGAGATTCACGCGGCTTTCCAGCCTTCTCGGCTGCTATGCGAGCACGATATGCGCGCTGGCGTTCCGCCGAGGGGATGGCCTCGCTAGTGCATGGTCTGCCGCGTCTACGATTTATCGTAACGGGCTGAATTATCGTAACGCTCGGCGCATTTATCGTAACGCGCGGCGGAATTATCGTAACGGTCTCGGCGAACCGAATAGGCATGGTCGCCTCTTTTTAAGACGGTGGTTGTCCAGAGAGGAATTAGCCATTCCGCCTTACCTTGCCGCCAGAAGCCAATAGGAACGCCGCATAATGCTGATGGTTGATTGGCCGGCCTCATTGCCTGTCTGCATAATGGAGGCTGTCAGCGGGGCGCGCGAAGGCTTCACGATAGGCCCGTTACCCC